TGTCAATGGGGTTGCCGCAACATTAATCCACTTGCTTGTTCCATTGTCAAAGGCAAGGCGCTGGCCTTCGGTTGGAGCTGTGATTGTGGTGTCTGTGAGCGCGGCCAGAGTCGGGATCGCTGCCGCTGCATTAATCCATGTTCCCGTCCCATTGTCGTAATGGAGGAGGTGTCCCTCGGCTGGTGCCGTGATAATAACATCTGCCAGCGCACCGATCGGCATTACAGTCCCATAAACAGTAATTGCAATATCGACTTCACCACCACTATTATTTGTTATGTCGATTTCTTCTGTGGGAAGTCCGCCGTTAGCAATAATTGTGTAATCTGATTGATCGACTTCTGTCGCTTCCAAAGTCCCAAAATTGTATGCCCATATTTTTATGAACATTGAGGTAAAAGGGATCTTAAAATTATGCCTCACAGTCGCCGTTGCGCTGTTAGCAAGATTCTCAACCGTAAAAAATCGCGTATCTACGTTGTCGCCTAGTGTCGCATAGATTCCCTGGATCTGATTGTGTAGTAGCTGCGTCCCTGGAGCTAAAAACAGGGGATGATCCAACTCCAGTCTTGAAATAATTGTCATTCCTAAACCTTTCCATATTTCATTAGTTTGTCATCCCAAGATCGGGGCCTCGGAATCATCTTCCCATCAATATAAATTAATATCTCGTACTCGCGACCGACTAGAACCATCCCAATTATCTTGGGTCGATGGAATCCATATTTAACGGGAGCTGTCGCGATCCACTGGAAGGTGCAAAAATCATCGGATTTGATAGAAGCAAAAACTAGCTGCTTTTGATTCGCTAAATTCTTGCCTTCGATGTTGGCGCAGGAGAGCCCTTCAATCGAATGCTCCAGATACGATAAAGAGTCATTGCTCCAGAGCCCACGCTTTGTCCTGCCATCTTGATAATTTAAACACCATCTTAGATCAAACATTTTAACTCGTATAAGTAAACGCCGTTGTTAAGTCCCACTGTGTCTCGCCGCCTTCAATTTCAAGTTGTGGCAAAAACAGTCTGGCCTTAACTCTCATGCGATTCCCCAGAATTGTGTCGTCCGACTTTCCAATGAATCCATCGAGAGGAGTTGTCGCCGATACTGGCCCCGCTCCTGTCTCGTAAAATGCTGCCTGTGACAATATATTTATCCTGGTGATAAGGTCGGAGCCCTCATCAACTATATTTCCACTATCAGTCCTTCGGAAATATCTCACCACACCACCACCACCACCCGTTACGATGCTATCAGCAATCGGCCCAAAGTTTATATAATCAAATTGGTTTGCAGCGATAACGTCCCAGTCCATATCGATTGCAAATCCTCCGGCTCCTCCCGTCCCATTATTTTTTGACCCGTCCGTTGCTTCCGCAAGCGATTGCAATTTAGCATAATCGACCGCTGCGGATCTAACACCTCCATACAATTGCGTATAAGGCTCGACGAATAAAGAAAAATTACTTACGGGATCGTTGATGGCATCGTGGCTCAGGTAAAAATCGTTGTGTCCTGTGTTTGCCGCTTTCGAGATGAGCCCGCTATAGCCGCCGTTTCGAGTAACACCGATATCATAACCGACTCCACCGCCAGACAATGGGTCGGCGACCTGAGCACCAAGACTTGTTTTGGCAATTAATAAAAGAACACTCATTTCAAAACCTCTATTTGGTTAGGATGATAACGATATTGTAGCATCAAAGCCACCAACGATCCCTGGAGCCCCGCTATTATATCCAGGGTAAGGCATCATCAAATATGACCATACCTTTAACTGAATGTTTCCTGAGTTCCCATAACCGATTTCTCTTATCTGGCAGGGGACGTTGTTAAATATAGTCGACCCAATCTGGACATCGATGATAATAAAGTCCCCGAGGTCTTGCAGCAAGGCGCGGCTCGTCATATTTATATTTAATATTTCAAAATTCGACGACGACATTCTCAAAATTTCTATTAGCTGATTAATCACGTCGGATTTTGATTCGATATTTGGAAAAGAAATCTGCTTAGCAACGGTTTTAGTGTTCGAGATCGAGAGAGGATTTTCATAAAATTCTGTATTAAACGAATTGCCGTCAAGAGCCGGATTTAAATCGTAGGCTCCCTGAGCTTGATTTATAAAATGAGTATCGCTTGTCGTCATCGTCAAACTATTTCTGCCGATGTCCCAGTTTCTAACAACGATTGATGACGCCGTATTTATATCCTCAAAATGAAGCGAATTTATTTTGATTAATTGCGCGGATCTTTCGATAAAATACTCGATTCTGATCTGCTCAAAAATCTGCAGCGTATACTCCACCACCACTTGTTGCTCTCTGATCCATGCCCGCACTGGTATATTTGCAATCGCGCTCTGAGCAGGGCTGGATTTTATCCTATAGGTTTCAAAATTAGGATCAAAATCTGGATCAGTGACGCCTCCATAAGTTTTTAAAATGTCTTTTACGATCGAAATGGCGTTCGTATCGAAACCCGCGCCGCCTAAAGCCTTTCCTTTAACCCGAACGAAAAATTCGTCGCTGCCGCTGAACCTATATTTAGATAAAATGACTCCACCTTCGCCGTCTGGCTCGGGAATCCAATTAATAGGAGAGACTTGCTTGATCTCAAACTGGTTTTTCCCGACCGAGACCGCTGTAATTTCTGTTGCGGGGACTTTGACGTACTCCTGCGCGTTCACGCGATAATAAACGTTCTCGGTTTGGAATACTGTGTTGTCGTTTTCTGAAATAACCATTTGGACATTGTGGCGTTTGTCGTCAAACCCTCCTGAAAAAGCCGTTATATTGAAGTTTAAAGTCGCACCATCAGACAAGGATAATGGGATCGCGTTTCCCGCTTGCCCTGGAACGACCGCAGTTATGATAATTGTCGATGGAATCGATCCGTCTAGAGCCGCCGTTACCACACCACTGATTAGAACATTTACCGAGGCATTTATTGCGTCACGAATCGCAATCGCACTCGCATCAGTGTCCACACCAGCCGTCCATTCGGTGTCCAGTGTAAACGAAACCGTGTTAACAATGACCGCATCGCCAGCGTCAAACGTATTATTTACGACTGCAACCGTTCCCGATGCCGCCGTTAATTCCTCGTCGCCGTTCGGGCCCCCGATAACCTCCAGGTCTGCGCCGTTAACTGGGAAAGCAGGGATCATTGCGGGAGTACGACTGTTTATCGTGGTGTAATCCCCGTAGACAATCGGGATGATGGTGCCGATTAAACTGTCTTCAATGTCTGGCCACGTCACGTTGTTAAATATCGCGGTCGGAAACTGCTTGTTTAAGGTGTCGTAGCGATCGCGCGCGGTGATATTTATCGTCCTTTGGCTCCTTCCAAACCCGCCGATGTCCGTTATAAAGCCTTCGAATATTGTTTGGTAGCTCGCGCCGATATCAAAAAGGCCGATCCTGATCGACAGAGCAAGTCCAGTCCAATCTTTGTAGTCCGATCCGCCAGGAGTAAAGTTATTAAACTGCCCTAGAACGTTTAAAATACTGATCGTGACGGTCGAAAAATCTAGTCCTGCCTGGAGCCACTCGCCTAATGTTTTAACTGGAGACGGTATTTCCTCTAAAATCGCTGCATACCAGACGCCTTCTATATATTTATTCCGGTTAGAAGCGCGGATAATACTGCCGTCCGGCGCGTTTACGTCGACCACAAACTCGATTTGGCTGTTTAAATTGCTGGCCATTTCATCAAGTAGCGATTGATCGACGCTTGTCGCGACTAAGTATGGCCTTCTGTCTCGCGTTGCCCCCATCTATAACGCCTCGTCTACTGAAATATCGAAGGAAACAAAATCTAGATCCTGAGAAGCATCGCCAAGAAGGTTATGTTGCTCCGCTGGTATCGTTGTTAGCTTGGCGAAGACCCCGAACCTCGTCGGTTGCAATGGATAAGGAATCCAAAGGCATTTCAGATCTGTTCTGGCCTTCAAAAATACATCATCCACTAGACGGTTATAGTTTCCGAGCCCGGTTCTTAGGTTTTTAAATTGAAAATTAACGTTCTTTCGCAAGGCTCGGTGATTCATTGACGAGGTAAATCCCTCGGTCTGAAATTCGTCCTTGAATTGCACGATCTGCTTGGTGATGTCCTGAGTAATGCAGTCACCATTAAAAACAATCGCAGAGCTAAATAAAATATGGCCAAACTCTAGGTAGCCAGCGGGATTGGTGGTGTCGACAATAATCTGTCGAACGTATCTGACGCCTGTGAGCGGGAAATCGTCCTCTGGAAGGATATAAAAAACCTGCTCTGGCGTTATCGTTTCAACAATAAACTGCCACTCGGGAGCGACGAACGTCGGATCGTTGGAACCGATCACGGTTATATTTGCACCGCTAGTGAGATTGTGATTGCCCCACCAGAAAGTATCGGGACGGCTCTTTCTGGCGATGCCGATATCGCAATCAATCGTAATCTGGACATCGTTGGAGCGATAAATCTCCTCCCAAATATCGGTATTGATATTATTGATATCGAAATGTCCAGCCGCAGTACCGCCAGCTTGCACCACCCAGTTATTAATCACGACCCCGCGACTATCAAACTCGCAAAGCACTCGCAATAAATTAACATTGTATAGCGCGAAGAAGCATTGCAAGCCAGTCGGATCTGCTCTAAAGCGAATGATCTCGATACCAGTGTTTTTTTCTGCGTCAATCGTCTGTAGGGTTTCGATGCTGGTGTTTTTTTCTGCATCAATCGTCTGCAATGACTCGAGGCCAGTATTTACTTCCGCATCGATCACTTGCAACGCTTCTAATCCGAGATTACCGCATCTCAAATCAAAAAACATATATGGATTGCTCATATATGGTAGCGAACAATATCCAGTGTTGGCCCCTAAATATGGAGCGGATAAATATGGGCCTTCTAAATAACCTGTAATGCTACAATCGAGATAACGTATCGGGCCGAATCCGGCAGAAATTCCTGTCATGCTATTAGTCCTGACTGAAACATGATTTTCTGATTAGCACTTCGCTTTCGAAGCTCGACAAACATCTCATCGATAACTTTTTTCCCCGTAGCCCTGCCATCGCCAGCAATTGCGATCGTTGCATTTAGGGTTAAATTCGTGACTGGTGCCGCCGATGGTTTTTGAATTCCCATTAATTTATCGATGATATTTGTTGGGAGCACAATTTCATTTTGATGGAGCATCCCGATCCCATCACCAGGAACGACGCCGCCGTTATCAAATGATCCTGCCCCTTGTTTAATTAGGCTCATGACTGAGTTTTGCGCTTGTTTAAATACCTCGTCTTTAAAAAGACTCCAAACATCACCAAAGGCCATATTTTTTAGGGCCTCTAAATTATCCGTTACACTTTTTATTAAATCTGCAGGATTCATTTTTTTGATGTCATTAACTGATGGTAACTTCGGAGCTGATATTTTAGGAGCACTGATCTTAATTGAAGGGGGCTTCAGGCCGCCGTAAGCAAATTTCACTTGTCCGTCCATAATCGAGCTTACTAACCGAGCTATATTTGGATCGGACATGACCGAGTTAGGGATTACCGCTTCCCCTGGCGAGAGTAGGGCCGCGACTGTGTCGTTCTTTTTATTATCGCCTGAAAATGGAGAGGTTCCTGGGACAATACCGCCGCGCGCAAAGGGAATCACCGGAATATCAATTCCTAATAAACCTTCTACCTTTCCCTGACTAGGGCCGACATCAAACATCTTTCCTAAAAGATTTGCAGGATTCAGTTTATTGAAAGCATCGCGTAACTGAGTAAAAACCTTTTCGCCAATTTCTCCGAATTTCGATAGGACGGTATTTGCTCCCTCGGCGAATTTTCCAGGGATAGAGGAAATCGCATTTGTGAGATTGGTAACGCCTTCGCCGATCTTGCCAGGGATCTGCGTGATGACGTTTAGAATCGCAGTCGCTCCCTGAATCCATAAACCTGGGATTTTCATTATCACGTCTAGGATTTTTTGAGCACCTTCGGTAATAAAAGTCCAGAGCTTTCCAAAAACCTCGCCGAGCGACGCAATGACCTCCGTGAATTTTTCCCACACCTTAGCAAAGATTTCCTTTAGAGAATCCCAAAGCCCTTGTAAGGCCAGTACAACGGCGTCCCAGATTACCTTTAGCCCGTCCCATAGTGCTTGCACCGCTAAAATTACAACGTCCCAGATCGCTTGTAGGCCGTCCCAGAGCAATTGCAACGCTTGCACCACCACGTCCCAAATTGCCTCTATTCCATCCCACAGCAATTGCAATGCTTGCACCACCACGTCCCAAATTGCCTTGATACCGTCCCAAAGTATTTGGAGGGCATCGACGATTATTTTAAAAATCATTTTTATGCCCTCCCACAATCCTGAAAGCAAACCCCAAACCCAGAGCCATACTTCTCTAAGTTTATCCCAGAGCGAACTTAATTTTTTCCCGATGCGGGCAAACCCATTTTCGAACGTTTTAGTCGCTTGGCGCGTGGCATCGCCAATAGTTTTATCGATCGCCTTCGCCGACTTTACCTTCGAGACATCGAGAACGGAAAATACATCAGAACCTCCCGCCTTGATTCCGGTCGCGATATTTTTAACCGCATTTCCTAGTTTCGCGGGAAGCTCTGTAAGTGCTGGTGGTACTTCTAACGGTGGTAGTTTTGGTAATTTGAATCCGCCAAAAATACCCTTGAATATTTTCTTAACACCTTCGGCCAGCGCGACGATGACCGCCTTAATTATTTTTTCCACACCACCATTGATAAAAAGGTCGACGAACATCGTGACCATCTCATCGATGCCCTCCATAAATCCGGTGATAAATTCATTTATGATTAAAGGGATCGAATCCACCAGAGATGTTATTAGTTTTGGCAGCGACTTAATTATCGAAACCATAAATTTGGTAACGAGTGTCGTCGGATTCATTTTGAAAAGGCCCTGGATAAGTTTTTGAGCCATCTCAGGAGCGGCGTCGATAAATTTCTGGAGCATCTCAGGGATTTTATTTGCGAGCGAAACGAAAGCGTCTGGCAGCGATGTCGCAAACATGTCCAAAACAGACATTATTATGTCAAAAAGACCTTGCAGAAGATTTGGAATCAGACTAGAAACCATACCCACAATAGACTTCAGTAAATCCTTAATCGCATTCGCTAAATTAGGGCCGAAATCCGTTAGCTTATTAAAAACCTCGGCAAGCTTTGCAGGGATATTTAGGACCGCGTCTATAATCCCGCTGGCCATGCCTATAATGGCCCCTGCAGCGGCGACTGGCCCCGCGAAAGCTGCCGCCGCTCCACCAATGGCCCCCACTGTCGCGGTTGTCGTGGCCCCGAACGTGTCCTGAATTGTCGCGAGCTGCGCTTCATTAATAAATGAAACTGATGGTGCCGCCGACCCTGGCTTGTCTCCTGCCGCCGCTTTGTCGGATTCGATCTTTTTTATATCGGTTGCTGATCCAGCTTCGATTGCTTTTCGCTTCGCATCTAAAAGCTTTTCTGCTTCGGCTGTAAGCATGTTAGCTTTCGCCAATTCATCTTCTTTTAAATTTAAAGCTTCCAGATCGATTCTAAGTTTTTCTTGCGCTAACTCGACTCCATTCAGAGCGTTCATATTTAGCGATTGAACATCATCTTTTAAATCATCGATCACGGCCTTTTGCATTTCTGCAAATTTTAATTTTGCCAATTCGATTTCGTTCGATTTTGCTTCAGCAACAGCGAGTGATCCCTGTGCTCCCGCCGCCGCTCCGATCGCGTCGATCTCCTGCAGTCGGCTTGCCAATCTAAGGTTTAGCAATTCTGCGTTTGATTTGCCGAATTCGTTGATGGTGGTTTGGATTCCAGTTTGGTTTTTTAAAAGGTCGTTGAGATTTTTTTGAGCTTCCGATATTTTTTCAACTATCGCCTTCTCTTTTTCCTTTTCTTTTACAGCCGCTCCGCCGCCTGCCGCAGCGGGGCCGACCACTGGGAATGATCCACCACCACCACCACCACCACCGCCACCGCCGCCTGCGGCCTTTGCGGCTATGTCTGGTACTTTGATGCTATTGAAGGCATCGTCTAATTTCTTCGCGATATCTCCAGCAAAACCCGTATCAATATTTTTACTTAAATTATCGATTTTTACTTGGAGCCCTGAAGCGATATCAAATTGCTCAATAGCGGTATTTGATGCGGATTGCGCTGCGCTCCCAAGGGCCTCACCTAAACCCGAGAGCCCTGCTCCCTTTGCAAAGTCCGCAAGGGCAGTCCCCATCTCGCCAATCATCGAAGTGACGACGCCTGCCATATTAGCGAATGCTTTTTTGAAAACATTCCAGACAACGTCTGCTAGGCCGGAAAGGTTATCTAAATTTCTGACTAGTAGATCAACCGCTATAACCACGGTTGCAACGCCTGCCGCTATAAGCCCCGCCTTGACTGCTAGTAGCGCGTATTGCGCGCCAGTGGTTAACGCGGCGGCTCCCGATCTCACAATATTTAAAATAAATGCGATCATGTTTGCGTTGGCAGTCCCCGTCGCGATTTGCACCGCAACAATTGCAATCGCTAAACCTCCCATAAGGCTCGCCGCAGTCGTTAATTTAGACCACGGCAATTCTATAAATCCAATCATCACATCTTTAGCGACCAGGACTGCTTCTCTCACTTGCCCGACAGCCTTGCCAACTTCAACCCAAAATTGAGTCATCGCATGACCTCTGCCAGTAAGATCTAAAACCTCGACAAATAGTTTTCCAATCTCCTCGAGGACATCGCCGAAGGCATTCGCTGCCTGAATGCTGGCTCCGGTAAATGTTTTAGTCTGCGCTTCGGCTAATCCCTTAAATTTTTCAGCGACTAAATCGACGCCAGCTCCAGATTTTATTTGATCGACGGTAAGCGATTTTACATTGAGCCCCAATTTTTCAAGAGAAGTCGCGACACCGGAATAGGTGCCCTGCAAAAGCTTAAAACTCGACTTCACACCTTTACCAGTCACCGCAGAAAGATCGACCGATGCCGTAATTAATGTTTTCGTTTGTTCGTCGGTAAGGCCGAGAGCTTTCGACATTTTAATAAGCTCGAGTGTCGCCTCGTCGCCTGTGGTAGTAACGTTTTGCAATTCACTTGCCCAGTCCTTCCAGCCTTGCAAACCTGTCTCGGTAAATGAATTCGTTAATTTTAAAGCGTTCGCGACCCCTTGCTCCGCGATCTCCTGTATAGAATAGACTTCTGTCGTGCTAGAGATTGCGCCGCTGATTGCTTCGTAAGCTTTTTTACCTATTTCTAGTGCCTGATTTAAAGCTGTGATTGCTGCGTGAGATATTTCTGTTTTTCCGGCCATCTCAACTTGAGCATCGCCTAGATTTGTCGAGTCGTCTGCGGTTTCGACCAGAGCAGTTTTCGAATCTTCAAGGCTTTTGGTAAATTTTACTATCGCACCATCGGCGTCCTCGACACCTTTAATCACACCGCTTGCATCAAGGATGATTCCAACTTTAAATTCTCGATCTGCCATTGGTTATCCTCAATGCCTTCGGTTTAATGATGGTGGTGTCTTCGTGCTTTTGCCATCACCGAGCACCATCCGCGCCTTGCTGGTGAATTTTAGTTTATCATATATCGGCCCGAAGAAAGACATGAGATCCAAATACCACGTCGGCTGATTTATAATGCCGCCAGCGTTATATAAACAACCCATCTCCATCGACATCACCAGAATACCATAAACCTCTCTGGCCATATGATCCCATGTCGCCTTACCTGGACAGAAAGAATAAAGAGCCCCGCCGGGAGACATTTGAATCGGCCAGATAGCACCATCATCATTTGTAAAATCCATCCGTGGCTCCTCGCACCGCCTTAAATTTTTGATTTTTTTGGGGCAGGCGGCGCACTCAAAGCCCCTTGACTTCGCTTCCGCTGATGAGTGCGATAGAAACGAGATCTCAATCAATGCGATTATTTTTTTTTATCAATATCGGTTAGCTTATTGCCTTCGTTTGCCTTGACCTTAGCCGCGTATAGGTCGTTGACGACACCAGCCGACTCCAGAATTGCCATCAAATTATAGCCCGCACCACCATCGTTTTCGCGTTTATAGGTTAGCAAATATTTTTTATGATCTTCTGGCACGTCTGGGTTTTCAATGTCCATCAATGACAGTCGAACCTCCTCGCTCATAAACGATAACTGAGGTTTTACAACGCCGTCTTCCATTGAGACCTGCGCATTCTTCACTTTCAATTGTGCTTTATAAGTGAGCACCTTCCTCAAAACAAATCGAGTGCATTTAGTTTCTTCAGTGATCCCTAAAATAGATTCGTCTAGGTCAACGAGGTATGCCTCGTATGCTTCCGGCGTGACTTCCTGAATCGTTCGATCTCTGCGGGATATAACTTTTATCTTTCCATCACTCATGTCTGCGAAAAAGGCCATTTTAGCCGCTCCTGATTAGATTATAAAATAGAAAAACCTGCGTGATGTTACCAATCACGCAGGCTTCAGTCTATTTTAACTCGCGAACGCGTTATCTAAATGAAGGTTGGCATTCGTCGGCGGCTCCAAGTGCCGTCTGCAATGCTTTACCGCCTGCAAATGTCACTGGTATACTGCCCGATCCTGGTACTGGAATCGGTGGCACTGGGAAAATAACCCTCGGCAGTAGGATTCTAAAGTGCCTTCCGAGCACATCGCCGAGAGCGGAGTCGATATCTTTGAAAACAAACTCCTCCACGTCCCTAAAGAAAGCAACGAGCGGGGTGTTCATATTGAGCGTAAGCTCGACATCCGCGCGAAAACGATCGCCTGGGACGAACAAGCTATCACCGAGAGAGTCTTCTCCCGCGCAATAATCAATTAGCTCATGACCGTTCGTCATATTGACCGTTAGACTCCTAACACAGCTTTGAGGCGGCAGGCCGTCGATTATAAATTGCCCGCGCAATCCGACGATCGGGTTATCAATTGCAATAGGATTTTCTGGTTCATAGTAAACAAGATAAACTGGAGTGCCAGAGCCATCGGCGTCCGCTAAAGTTAGCGGCGATCCGCCTGTGTCCTCAAGAGTGATAACATCGCCAGCAATCGATTTGACGACAAGCGCGGTTCCGTTCAGGCTATCTGTGCTCCTGGTAACGCCGTCTGCTTTGATTATCATAACCAAGCCCAAGGGTTTCATCTGGCGGCCTTCACCGACTCCGACAGTGACGGTGGTGCCCGCGTTATTATCAATGACAGACTTCGCGAGACCGATGGTTAAGGCGTCCTTGCCGTTTCCGGCCCAGTCAATTTGGGCCTGCCCATCACCAGGAAAACTAAAGTTACCGCTTTGAACAAAATTTCCTCTGGATTGCTGCGCGAATTTATCGACGACCGAAAAAAGAGAGAAAGAAGTGGAAGGTGCAACGTTATTACTATACTCGAGACCGTCAAATGGATCAGGGCCAGAGACTCGGACGTACTCTCTGCCCATTAGCGATGTCCAGAGAGTACGAACGGCCTGATCGATTTCAGTCGGCCCGCCAGGAGATACCGCCTCATCGATATTGATAAAAGTTTGGAATCCCCAGGAGAGAGTTTTTTTCGATTTCACGATATTATTCAAATGCCTGCCGGATCTCTGAGGCGATTCGTCAAAAGGTTGGGAATAATCTATCGTCCCGCCTTCCAAAGCATAAAAATAATCGGTGTCGGTCGGGACTGCTAGCACACCTCGAACGCTTTCCTGCTTCAAATACCACTTTTGTTCCAGCGAAGAAGCGTCGTTTTCGGAATCGTATATCGCCGCATAGTCTTTCATAGATAAATCCCCATGTTTTCTAAATTTTAGCGGCTGGAGGAGGGGCCGGAGATATTTTTTCTATGTTTATTTTAACACGTACTAACCAAAGGATCATAATACCGAGCTTGCAGATCCATTCTGCAATAAAAATATGGCAACACCATATGCAAATCGGTCGATGAGCCTAGATATTTTAAATCGATCATACCAGGAATGCGTAGGTTGGGCACCTCCCAGAGCGTCCGCTCAACTAAATATTGTAAATCAAACAAAGCTTGCTGATCTACTAGCCCGTCAACGCTGCTTTTAAGCACGATTTCCAGAACTATGTCCCATGTTTTTCGTGCGCGGCCTTGTTCGTGCTCCACGAGCTCGCCTTGATCAATCAATTGTATCGCAGGAAGCTCCCAACCTTCGAAATCACTGAAAACTAATTTGATTGTTTGATAATTAACGACCTTGATATCGTTCGTCGCGATGAGCTGAGTCAGCACTTCTACTATTTTTGTTAAAATTTCTGATTTCTTGCTCATATTTTACGCCTTAAATAACTGGTCTAACGTGCGCTGTACCAGTCGATCTAGCGATTTTCTCATATAGGCTTCTAGACCGCCGGATAAATAATGCGTGGCTTTGATTTTCACTGATCTCATTAGCCGATACGCCGCCTCGCCTGTGCTTCGATCTATTAAATACACCTTCCCGCCGAGCTTGCGGCTAACTAAATCAAAGCTTCTCGGTGTTCTGTCTCGGTATTTATTTTCCAGTGGTATAGCGAGCCATCCATCTTTGCTAATTTTACCGCCTTCCTCCTGAATTTTCGCATAAGGAACCGACTTTGCCCTGCCCCCTAGAACGCCGACATCTACTTTTGTCGCGTCCGCGTTCACTCTATGGCTGATAGCGCGACGAAGTGAGCCCCTCCGCACTGGAGCCCTGCTTTTAGCTTCAGCTTCCACACCAATACCGATGCTAGTCAAAAATTTATTCCGGTCGATTTGCTGCGCGGCGCGAATCCACATCGATAATTCTGAAAGCTCATCAGACATTTATAATTGACCTCGGACTGGCACCACCAAATTCAAGTCTTTTATATTTTGAAATTAGCTGTCGCACGATATCAGGCATTCCCTGCTCAATATTTATGCTTTCGTCGCCTTTACTGCGACTAGTCCGACCGATATCCTCCCGCTCGTTAAATCTATAAAGCCACTCGACATATAAATCGCAAGCGAGAGATACATCTGCAGGGACATAAACAAACCCCGCTTTGTAATGCACTCGGATTGAATAACGTGAGGACGGAAATTGACCGGAAAGAAGCTCTATGGTGGTGTCGTCATCGACAATTGCAAAAGTAGAAGGGTCTTTCGGTGTCGTGAAGCTCTTAGACGGATCTAAATATAAATTAATGACCTGCGTTATTGGCCAATTTCTTGTGACCAAGCGATCCGCGCCGCGACCATCGTAGGTTTCTATTGATTCCCGCTCCGCAAACTCGCGATCGCAATACGTCTCAATCGCTAAGCTGGCAGCGTTAATCAATCTCTCGAATTTATAAGCTAAATCCTGGGTTAAAGCGGTGGATGGAAGCCCCAATTGCGTCCGAACGTTATATAGTGTGGTGAGCGCAAATGGGCTCAGCACTGAAACCACCGATCGCGCCTGAAGTCCTCCCATTATTTAACTCCACTTGGCTTAATTATTTTGTCCTCATACAGCTTATTCTTAGGTTTTTTTCCGACTTTATCGAATATCTTCTCACTGGCGATGGTTTTCTTAAACATCGATCCGTATTTTGCCATAAGCTGAGCCGCTTTCAGATCTTCCACGTCTTTTGTTACACCCACTGGCCATGGTTCTTCTAGTAAACCCCAATCTATTAGCGGGCCTGAGCAAAGGCTCTTTCCCATTCGCTCTAAAGTCAATCTAGTCATCGCAATGCTCCTTATAATGAGGGGTAAAATGGCAATATAGCAGTTACGAGATCTTTTCGGTTGTTTATCGGACGAATTCTAATGAAAGCGTTGCAAGCGGCGGCAGCTTCAATCGATTTACATTTACTCCCACCACCACCAGCCTCGATCATTCGATATCTATCGATCGCTAGTGCGACATGGGTTATACGCCGCTCCGATCCAAAAAAAAGTAAGCTGCCAGCGGCCAATGTCTCAGTCGCGTCCGGATCTTTTTTAAAAATCCGATAGAGACCATCAGCAGTTTGATCGCCTTTAGGATCAGCCCCGAAAGCCGAGAGCACCTCCTGAACAAAACCGCTGCAGTCGTATCCTAAAATTGGATCGTCTCCTCCCCACCGATATTGAATTCCTAAAAATGTCATTGCATAGCTAATTACGATTTCCATTTCCTAGTCCCTCTATCTTTTTTTCCAATTCAGCAAGTAATCGTGCTGTCTTCTCCTGTGTGCTGGAGATGTCGCGGAGCATTTCAACTATCTTGTCTTGAGTTGTATGGAAATAAGAGGGGAAGTACCAAAGTTTGCGACCCTCATCGTCCTCCTTGCGATGCCAGTCATACAAATCATCTATTTTTCTTTTATCGTCCACTGATAGTGTGCAAACATTAACTTCGTTGCGTTCGTACAGCCATTTGAGAAGCTCTGTGACTGCATATAACGCCGCTAATCCTGCAACCTCCTTATCCATGGTTCTATTTTATCCTAATCTCCATTGCGTTTAAATCCATCTACAAATATAAGCATTTTCTTTGCAGGATTAGATTGGTTTTCACGAATAAATCTAAACGCCTTGATCCCATCTCCGACAAATGGCCTATTGATCGATAGCGGCAGAGTGCTCCCTGAAAGATAAGCGATAGCAATGACATCTAGATCCGCACCAACCCCAAAATCAACTTTAAACACTCCTGATTTGCTATCATTTTTGGACATGTCTCCAAATATGATTCTAGTTAACTGCCATACCTCGCCAGCGGGCACTATTAATTCATTAACTACTTCACCCGCCGAAATATCGTCTTCATAAATTAACTGAATTCTAGTGCGTTCGGTCACAAAAGTTCCCCCTGCCAGAATGCGCCAACATAAGCTGATTCAGTAAGGTCGTTGATCAATTTAATTCGTAAAATTTTGACTCCATCTCCTAATAGATGAATATTTAGGTTCGATTGATTAGTCTCGCCATAGGTAGATATTAAGTATTGTGGCTCACCATCAGCGTCCCAGATAATACATGCCGTTGTTTGCGGGGCAGAGCTGCCGCTGGCTCCTGCATTTACCAGATAAATCTTTTCACCATCAGCGGGAACATAGTCATCGGTCAATACTGTCGACGCGGGCACTAGACTATAGAATCTCTTATCTAGGTCATACCGATATGACATTACGGTTCCCTCTCAAAACCAATTATCGTGCAAAACAAATTAGTAACCTGGCTTAGATTGTCTCGGATTAGTATTTGAAAATAATCGTCATTGCCAACGCCAAATGTATTTTGAGCCCTGATAACGAAAGGAAACGAACCAAGAACCTGACTTGCTAAAACGTGATCACCACCTGCTTGAACGTCCAAATTCCATGCTCCTGATGTTGAAAATCTGGCCTTAAGATCATCGGTGCTTTTAATTGTCGGCTCGACCGTCACGATATTATCTGTTTTTACTGTTATCAGTATACCGTTCGTTAGAACTGAGTTCAGGTTTAAGAATTTTCCGAATTTTACGCCGTTAGAAAGACCATGAATTCTGATTTCGTTAACATAGATATCAAAGTTGGCGATGGCATTAACTTTAAATATAGTCGGAGTCGCCGCACCATTGATTGTTAAATCGGTAACGCCTAGATTCGCGCAGTCACCATTAAATCTATTTGGAAAACCTGTCGGTATTACTGAAACCGAACCGGAAATACCTAATATACCCTGCCTTGGATCATCGATTGATCTCACAAGCTCAGTTTCTGTCCCTCTCCTTAAAATAACATCAAAAGAAATCGTCGTGGTGGTGGTGCCCGTCGGAGTTACAGCAAAATCACCAGGGACTATCCGGTCGCCTTTTTCTGCCCTTAATTTTGATTCAATAAAAACTATGCCGTTGTTTTTTATATCATCAGCACGCCATGACTTTTGAAAATCAGCATCGGAATTGAGTGCCGATATTATCGCATCCCTAACGGATATTTCTGGCTGCGCCGCCGCGACGTCCCCGGCTGTAATCACATAGATTAAATCAACGGCAGGATATAGCGTCGGCAAACATCCTGCCGCTATTTCAATCCTAATCGTGTCCCCGGCGTTACCCACACCTGAGCAATCGTCAAAAGTCCCAATCGCAAACCAGACTGCCGAGAATCCCGGCCTACCGAATAACTGCTCCACGGTTACAACCGCATCAGTCGCCATCCTGTTTTTTCCAGAAACTAAATCAACGTCAACCCGATGCAAGCCGTTATTGCCAGTTATTGATGTGACGGTTCGGCCATTGTGGAACGTTCCTATCGCCATCAGGATAACTCCTTATTCAAGACAATTTCATATTTCACTCCTGCAACATTTCCAAGAATGGTTAATTGCTTAACCCCTCCTTTGGGAGTCCAGCCCCAAAATCCCGCAGGCTGTAAAGTGAGATAATTAGCACCACCATTGATAGAAACCTTCAAAGTGTTTGTATCGGATTGATCAAACGGGCACTGAATAATAAATTCACTAATCGATGTTCCAGCTATCGCAGGAATTGTTATTGGAGCCACTCCAACGGTTCCATCAAATTGCTCTGTGGTGCCTAGTTTATCGGTAGACTCAAATTCTTCTGCTACATCGGCCATCGGTCTAGGCTCCTATCTGCAGAAGGCATAAAGTTCCATGCATGTCCGATGATGCCCCCTTAATTTGAGTCCCATATAAACTAACTTCTTGAGGGCCGCTGGCTCCTGCCAGGAAAATTAGGCACCCAGAATTTTCATCCTTAGTATACTCGCCTGATCCAGTAATAAATTTATGCCTTGGTGTCTCGGATTCACCATCAAGTTGTTCTATCGACCATAAAACCGTTTGCGTTGACGCACCGGACGCAAGCTTAAGGCTATATAGTTTATCTACCGCTAAAGTCGCGGTGGTGACGAGAGTTTTTAGCCCGACAGTAGGAGTTATAATTGTATCATGAGCGTCAACGTGGATGCCTGATGAGTCTCCCGAGACTGGAAGTTTTCCATCGGTTGTTAGTTGGGGCAAGATCGCTCTGCCCTGTGAGTCTTGGAAAGCGAAACCGATGATGCCGCGAAGTGCAGCCACTAATGTTGTTGCATTAAATAGCTCCGCGACTGGCGCTCCTTCTCCTGAAGGCTTTGAAGCTATATTAAAAATTTCTTCTTTATCGGACATAACAAATCTCTCCTAAACTTATATTTCTTTGCCCTGGATATGAAATCCTATATCTGTCGCTGGAGATCGTCCGGTCATTGATAGCGTAAATTCCTCAGCTTCGATTATTTTTCTGAGCGGATAAAAATCAAACCTCGAGTCCGGCGATCCTGCGTGACATCTTCCAGATGCAATTATACTCGCATCAATATAGGCCGACCAGTGACCAGCGATATTAGTCGATACATTTATGCTTGCTAAATATATCGTTTTATTAGGAGCGACGGTAAACGTAGACAAGACCGTCGGTATGCCTGGAGTCGATAGCTCAATCCCATCAATATAAAATCCATCCTGAACTGCGGATGGTAGCGACTGCAGCGCAGACCCATCTTCACGGCATGTTGTTTTTAATGTAAAGCTCGATATATCCGTGGTGACTGCGCGGACGCGAATTTGAGTATGGAAGGGAATAATAGAAAATTGGATTAATCCGGTTGCAGTTACCGTCACCGTTTTAATTAAATTCTCAACATTAGCCTCGATGACTTCATAGAATTCTAAAACTAAACTGCCGCTATCTAATCGGTCGACGGTTATAGTATTTAATAATGAATTTCCTCTAAATTGCATATAGCGATCATAGAATCCACCAGCGACATCTTTTTCTTTAAAAATATTGAGCGTCTCATATAGATGTAAAACACAAACTTTAGTCATATGAGATCCGCCAGAAGGCCGAGTATTAAAAAAAAGGGGGCCGTTAGTTAGCCCCCCTCCAAAACCACTAGACTATAATGCCGCCGTTTTTACGAAGCGATATTGAATCCGACAACAACGCTTGTTTCAGAAGCGGACTGAACGCGTCCTTGAAAATCTTTTCGCGAATAAGACGACATTAACATGCGATCGTTCTGCGGAAGATCTGCCATTACACGAACTCTAATTGGTCGTCTGGTGCCCATGAAGAACCGCTGACGGTTAACCAAAATCAAACCCGTAAAGGTGCTTGGTGCAAATGGATCTATACCAGTCGCGTCCAAAGTTTCAGGGTAAAATTCTGAAATTATCACAGGAATTCCGAGGGCCGCTCCAAGGACACCCGTAAGATTCGTGAACAGCGTATTGCCGAATTTCTCGGCTGTTGAAAATACTTCTAGACCAGTCATCTGGTGGTAAGTAGAAGCACTAGCGATCCACGCAAGGGCACTTGGATTGACGGTAAATTTACCGCCTTGCTTTTTCATCGCTTTCATTCCGGCATCTGTGAGAGTGCCAGTGAAGTCGAAGGTGCCGCCGAATGCGGAGTTATCAGCTCCAAGTTTTCTTAGGCCGTCCCAAGCTTTTCTTGCGTCGTCAGCCGCTAGAGCGACAAGGTCTGCAGCGTTTCCATTTATGATCGCCGTCTCGTAAGCTCGTTCTTGAGCACTGATAACATCTTCGCGGATTGTTGGAATTATACTTGGAGCAGAGTCCTCATTCATCTCCTCCGGGATAACTGCAAACTGCCCGAGCTTGGTGCTATCGAAGGTTAATCGTCCAGTCGGAAAAGATGCCTCGGTGATGGTGACATTTTCGCCGATAATTCTAGCGGTAGTCGTGCCGTCCTGAGTAGGATGGTGATAAGGGTTTGATGGCATCGGCGTGTCGCGAAACAATCCGGTTACTTTTCGATCCAGCTCGAATTCGGCCATATATGCAGCGGCGGTAATTTCTGAAAGCCAATCAGGATTTGCGCCTGTGGTATACGCTTTCATCATTGGCAACATCACTTCTTTTCCGAAAGGTGATGCTTCCAGCTCCTTGCTCAAGTTTTGGATTTTATCTTCTTTTTCTGTTCGGCCAATTCGATCAGCTTTCCCGCCGTAATAACAAACCGCAATTGCGCGAGCGGTATCGACGGTTTCTTTTAGATTGATAACTTGCTGTTTCACTTCGTCGGGGACATGCTTGAATTTTGGATCGCAGGTATTAACCTCAAGCAGCTTTTTAATGTTGGAGACATTAAAGGATCGCATCGCTCTTTTTTCGTCGGAGTTTTCGCGCTGGCCAGCAAGTGGGCTAGAGATCAATTGTTTTTTGTAAGCCTCGTTCTGCCTCTCTAGCTCTGTAACCCGTTCCTTAAAGCTCAATGCTAATTCTAACTCGGTGCCTGTCTTCATTTTAGATTCCCCTTTGAATATATCGATATCGAATTTAATTTTATTGGATCGGTTTAAACTAGATGCCATGCTTTCTTAATATTCTATCGCACTCGGCCCATATATTACTCACATTTTTTAGTTGGTCTGGATCGTCCCCCATTTCTGCAGGAGCATCGCCTTCTGGTGGAGCCTCTGAATTCGGAGCTGGCTCCTCTGCGGGCTCCTCCTCGACAACATCCATTTTTTTCGACATCAGTTTAACTTCGTTTATTAGCGTAGCCAACAATACATTAGTTTGCTTTATTTGATCAAGCAAAGGCGAAGTAGACTCGGCTTCAGAAGGTTGGCTGTCGACCCCACCATCAGCCCCGTCCCCCGCTGGCGGCTCCGCTGGCGGCTCCGCTGGTGCTTCTGCCTTCGCGCGGACGTTATTAACTACCTCGATGCATTCGTTTGTAAAGGCCATACCATCATCCTCAAGAATATTTAGCTCGCCGCGACACGCCTTGTAAGCAACGGAATAAGGAAGCGATGCAAGCTGCTTTGCAGAAACCTGAAATAGAGAACGCTCTGCCATTGGCAAGGAAACGATTGATATTTCAAGAAGCTCCGCAGACTTGATCACGTTCACTTTTTTATCGCCTAGTTCTTTTATCGTTTCCTCGGCCATTAGCTTGGGATCGAAGCCGACAGAAAAAGCGCGCAAGACACCGTCCTTAACCAGATCGCGGATTCGGCTGATCTCTGGATGGTCGCTGTCTGATAATTTAGCTTTAACAAAAAGCCCATCATCATTTGTTTCTATTTTAACGGCCCTGCCTACTGGATTGTCGCGATCATGGTTAAATAAAATCACGGCATTCGATGCAAAGTTATTTACCTCCCAACCCTTCGGATCGATCAAGTCATTTCCTCGGTCGACTAGGAGCAGACCGTTTTCTTGATATCGATTCGCATACCCCTCAACGAAAACGCTTCTGGTGCTATTCTTTTTTGAGTAGAAACTCACCTTTGTATCTTCGTCTGCGCTGGCAATTATTTGCATTAAATATTCCCCTTAGTCCTCAACAAAAATCATATCACAACGACAGCCAATTCGCTCCTCTGGCTCTGCACTAGGGTCCAGTGGATAAGCAAGTACATTGCCAGCATCAGTAACCCATTCACCATCTGCATTAGCAGGGACGTTATCCAACGATTCATGGGACTCCCTGACATCGGCATCTCCTGCAGTTATCCATACTTTATTAACCTTGCCGAGCACTTCCTGAGCATCGCCAAAAGCGGCCTCTCGACCAGCCATTGTCGCAACGCCTACTTCAGTCCGACTAATTCGTTCGGCTCTGAATTCAGCTCCCTCCGCGAATTTCGTGGAGACGTTACGAGTGATCTCCTGAAGCGATGAATTGGATTCTACTCCTTTCTTTATATCAGCCATGACCTGGGAGGTGGAAGTTTTATTTAGCCCCTTAAAACTTTCTATGCCCCTGGCCCACAGAAACTCTATTCTTCGCTTCTCGTTTGCGATCAAATTAATCTCGCCTGCGCGAACGGGCCCGAAGCTCGCGGTGAGGACAGCGGCGTGACCAGAATCGACAGCAGGTCTAGCGATTTCGCCGTATCGCTCGACATACTGATCTTGTAGTTTCTGCATTGCCTTTTCGATTTTTCTGTTTAGTTTTATCGTCGCCGAAGTTAGCCTCGTATCAGCTTTTTCTGGCACCAATCCTTCTAGCTCCGTTTGCATCAAAGGAATTAAAATATCTAAATATTTTGCGAGGACTCCCTGAACTAATGCAGCCATATAATTCCTCGGTTTCTGCTCCTCCTCCTCTCTTTCCTTTCGCATCAAAACGATCGCTTCTTTTGTCGAACCTCCGAGGAGCGCGCGGATCGGCTCGTTGTCTGGTGGACGCTCTGAAGGCTCTAAAACTGGCGGCGGTTGCTCCTGCAGTCCACGGCCAATTGTGATCTGCAAAACATCACCATCAATGTGCGGAGACATTTTAAAAACCTTTTGCCGAACCTCGTTTGGCGTCATGACTCCCGCCTTGATCAGACGGTCGGCCAGCTCTGCTTTTTTTACCTCGTCGTCTTGGAGAGCTTCGACGCCAGATAGATCGAACTTAATGTCGTGATCGGTGCCCAAGCGTTCGCGGAAGTGAGAGTTGAGCGAGCCCTCGATAAATGCCATCGTCGGCTTCAGAGTCGTAAGCCAAAAGTTTCTGAGCGAGAGCCGCATCTCCTGAGATCCGAGCCCGCCTCCATCCTGCAAGCTCAACTCGTGTTTTGGAATCGCGAGCAGGTTAATTAATGTTTCCCGATTCGAATTTATATATGTGATTAATTGCTGATCCGCGAGTGTGGTGGTGATGGGCTTTACGGTCACACCTTTTGGAGTGACGAGGGGCCGACGAGAATTTTCGCGGCCAGTGTAAGCCTTTTCAAAACTCCGCAAAAGACGCATCGCACCTTTTTCGTTAACGTCCGAATCCATTTCGAGCGCAAGCTGCGGCGTGGCACCTTTTAAATAAAATGAATTTAAAAATTCTTGCGAGTATTTTGCAAACAAAATTCCCGCGCGTCCAGGGATAAACGGACTCAGGCCCCACCAGCAAGCGGAGGGATCTGGTTTCATCGCGTGGAGAATTTCATCAGGCCCAAAACGAATGACATTATCACCCGTTGGGTCGCAATTCATGTCAGTAGAAATATAATAACCGAGCAGCTCGTCGGTGTCTGGCTTTAGCAGGGGACTGATCCGTTCGAACGCCACATTATGCAGCGTGTCTCCTGGCTCAGCATGATAGACCAACCCGTTACCGCCGAGAGTAAGATCAGCGACCCAATTATAAACAAGCGTCCCTTGCGATTGTCGCGGATTCGGCTGGTCAAGTAGCGTCTGCAATTCGTGATCGGTTGCTGGCGCGAATAAGGTAACACCATCGGTCACTTTTTTTTCAGTCACGATCATGCGTTGGTTAGATATTTTCGTCGCGATCAGGTTAACCAAAATATAAACCCAGTCGGAAGAATAAAAGAGCGACTTTAAAGACTGGCGATCTATATGGATGTTTGGTTTAGATGCCCAATAACCTGATCCGTCCTGATCGCTAAACATTTCATCAGCGTTTTTGAGGACACGCTTCATCACCTCCGCGACAAATCGATCTGTGTCGTGCGCTGCCTGTGTTTTTGATACTTCTTTTGTCATTTTGTCCTCACGGCATTAATCGTCTCGATCCAGTCCCCATAGAGATCATCCTCGTCGGACAAAACATCATCGTAATAAGAAGCTATGGGAGTTTTGTTTGCCTTGATGTCGTCTAGACTTCTAAACTCAACATCAGTATCAGCATATCTCCTCGCCAGCGTCCACGCCAGCATTAGCGAGCAGACCATGTCGTCGTGATTTCCCTGAGCCGCTGCAAACTTCATATGCCCTTGCGGAGTGACGTCCATTTCGAAGGCATCAAGCTCCTCGATCAAGTCGGCGCAATGCGGAATTTCTAGGCGTTGCTGTTCGATCGCGGTTATTAGTCCGCAGACCATCTCCGACTTGCTTTGCAGAGTAAACGTTTTTCCCTCGTAAACCAGTCCAGTTAGCTCCATCTGGTCATCGATGGCAACACCGACTCCCGTCTTGTCGTGCATGACCCGAAAGCAGTCTTTAAACTTCCGCGAAAATCTAACGAGGTGTGCAATCTGGTCTGTATAATTTAATCCCCTCAGTTTTAAAATCCCGACGACTCTGCAGGGAGAGCATTCGTAATTGATTGCCGTGAAGACTGTGCTGTCGGCAGAGGTGGTTTTGCCTCTGGCCCAGTCGGCTCCGATTACCACCGAACATTTTTCTGCAGCTCGATCAAACCAAGCCGAATGCTTTCCAGATGACATGGAGAATTCAATCCCAAAAAGACATTCGGTGACACCAGTGAAGACAGAACTTTCCTCTAAAAATTCTGCCAAGTAATACTGCCGAAATAATCTATCAGGCAAGCGGAGTCTCGCTGCCTCGATTACGCTTGGAGCGATAAAAGGATTTTCTGATGTTGGAGCCGTGAGGAAAAGCGATCGCGGCTTTCGGTTGTTCAACTTTGCTAGTTGCATTTCGTCCCGAGCTTCCATGCAGTTTTTATAAAACCAATTCCGTCCGAGCGGAGTCGAGGGCACCAGCATTCTGCCCATGCCAGATGAACGCGTCCGCGTGACCGTCGTTCTGCAGGAGTAATATATTTCCTCCTTTATTTTTGCAGCCTCATCCAAAACCCATCCGTGAATCTGGTGACCCTCGATCAGCTCAGGATTCTGTCCGTGGATAAATTTGCAGCTCGTCCGAATCGATGGGATTTCAATTTCCATCGAGGAGCGTCTGGCGCGAGTGAAGGCCCCTGGCAAAATGGCCTTGAGGTTATCGTAGCCAATTACGGACTGAGAATAATACGGCGCGAGCCACCGCCAGTTTGTCGCGGGAGAAGTTGGCATCGCCGCCGCCAGAGCAACCGAACATCCCAACGTCTTGCCCAGCTTTGTCCCACACGCGACATAAACTTCGATGGGCCCGCCGGGATCGATAAAGCTTTCCATTATCATTTTTTGGATTTTTGAATGCGGCGTGGGTAAGTCGATTTGGATTTTTTGATCCATGCTTATTGCTCCTGGTGGGTTTGGAGCAATACTAATTCAGCATGACCGAATGCGCCTGATTATTTTTAAACGCATCTATTCATTCTCGGGCTCCTCGATCTCCGCGTTCACCATTGCTATCTAAGCACCATCATCCCTCCTCCCAATCCCATCGTCCGGTCATCGCAGT